TCGAACTGCACAAATGGGATACCGACTACATCGTCGCCCCCGATGGCCTTGACCGCCGCACCAAGGCAGGTAAGGAAGCATGGGCAGCGTTTGAGGCTGAGGCCAACGGCCGCACCGTGCTGAGCCGAGAGGATGCTGATCTTGTCATGCACATGGGCAGAGCAGTGCTCGGCCATCCGGCTGCTGCATTGCTGCTTGGTATAGCCGGCGAGGCCGAGACCACGCACATGTGGACGGAGCCGACCACTGGCCTTCAGTGCAAGTGCCGGCCTGATTGGATTACCGAGGATGGTGGCATCGTGGTGGATCTCAAGACCACCGAAGACGCAAGTCCGCGGGAGTTCCGCCGCAGCATTGCTAAGTGGCGGTATCACTGTCAGGCCGGGTTTTATGTCGCGGGACTTGAGGCTGCCTATGGGAAGCGCCCCTCTGGGTTCATCTTCATCGCAGTGGAGAAGAAGCCACCGTTCGCGGTTGGTGTCTATGCCGCTGATGAGCAGATGATTGAGCGCGGCTACGAAATAGCCATGCGCGATCTGCAGACGCTGGCCGAGTGCAAATCCAGTGGCCGTTGGCCTGCCTATAGCGATCGGATCGAACCGATCAGCTTGCCGGCATGGATGACCGGCGAGGCCGCTACACAGACCACCGAGATCGAGATGTATTGATGGAATCCACAGCACTCACCACCACCAGCTCCGGCTCGGTGTTCAGCGGCATCCAAGCCTTTGAGGATGCCCAGCGTATTGCCAAGGCCTTGGCCAGCAGCACGCTGATCCCACCGCAGTTTCAAGGCCAGCAGGGGTTCGCCAACTGTCTGGTTGCGCTTGAGATCGCCAACCGGATGGGCATCTCGCCCTTCCTGGCGATGCAGCACCTGCATGTCATCCATGGCCGGCCATCGTGGAGCAGCAGCTTCATCATTGCGATGGTCAACGGCTGCGGCCGGTTCAGCCCACTGCGGTTCGAGCTGAGCGGCAGCGGCGACAGCTTGGCCTGCTATGCGATCGCCAAGGATCTCGCCAGCGGGCAGGAGCTGAAGGGACCGACCATCACGATGGCGATGGCGAAGAAGGAAGGCTGGGCGACCAAGGCAGGCAGCAAATGGCAGTCGATGCCTGAGCTGATGATCCGCTATCGCGCTGCAGCGTTCTGGGGTCGTCTTTATGCCAGCGATCTGCTGCTGGGGATGCAGAGCCAGGAGGAAGTGGTTGACATCGAGCCGGTGACCGTGAGCGATCAGGTCGCTGATCTCAACGCCGCCATCCCCGAGCCGGCACCTGCACCTGCACCCGAACCTGAGAGCGATGAACTCTTCTGAGTACCTGACCGCCACCCAGCTTGCGCAGCGATGGGGGTTGCACCCTGACACGCTGATGCGCTGGCGTAAGGCAGGTAAAGGTCCGGCGTATTTCCGCACGCCGGGCTTCGTGCTCTACCCATTGGCCGGGGTGGAGCAATACGAACAGGCCAACACCACTACCAACGAACAACCATGAGCTTCAAGCTGAACCTGAGCATCTTCAAGTCGACCAAGCCTGATAGCAAGGTGGACTTCAGTGGGATGATGAACATCAAAGTGGAGGAGCTGGATGCGCTCTGCCGCTTTGTGATGAGCCAGACGCCGGACCAGTACGGGAGCGTCCAGGTGCCGATCAGCGGCTGGAAGAAGACCAGCCAGAAGGGACTGGCCTATGTGAGCGCCGTAGCGCAACCGCCACGCGACTGGGTGGATCCTGGTGACGCTGCGCAGAAGCTGGCCGCGGCCACTGATGGCGTGGTGGTCGACGTGAGCGACGACATGTTCTAACGCCCCATCAGTTCACATTCGAGCCGCGCGATCTCGTTGACGGCCTGCTGGAGCAGTTGTTGCTGGTAGCAGGCCTGCTTATAGAGAGCGACTGCCATGGTGCCTGCGTCTTTGCTGTTGAGCAGAGCGCGGGCATGTTTTTCGATCTCGAACTGCTGTTCTGGCGAAAGCTCCACCAGCATCCACTCACCGAACCGCATTGTGCTAGACCAGTGGGGTACATACCCACGATAGCGATGCAGTGCCAACGGTGTTCTAGCCAGTCGGTGCGCGCCATGGCAACCAACAATAAGGAGCCGGGCGTGACAGTCCGCAAGCGGCAGTGCGTCGACTGCGGGTTCGTGTGGTTCACGGTGGAGCTGCCCGTCAGCCCCGCGGTGGTTGGCTGGGGGCGGATTGATGCCAAGGGTCAAAGCAAGCCGGTGCTGCGGGTGCCAGTGGAGATTGCGGTCGGCACCGAGGCCGTGTGAAGAACTGTCACAGCGCACTGTGCACTGCCGGCGGGGCACGGCATCATTGACGCACGGTCATCCGTCATCACCATGATCACCCGCATCAACAACGCCATCTGTCTCCTTGTCGTCACGGCCGTGTTCGCCATGATCGGCATCGAGGCAGGTAACCAAGCAGGCGCCACGCACTCCGGCACCCAGCCCTACGTCGAGGTGCGCAAGTGACCCCACGCCGCTTCTATTTCCAAATCAAGTCCGCCAACGTGATCGAGTGCGTGCAGGCGCACAGCTTGACCGAAGCCAAGCTGATCGCCGCTGACACTTGGCTCAACTGGTGGTCAGAACTCGAATGGCTCAATCCTGAAACCGTCACCGATCCGAACGTCCATGTCTGATTCGCCTGTCGCCTTTCAATGGCGTGTTGACCCCGAAGACCAAGGCATCTACGGCGAAGGCATCAGCAGGCCACGCCATGGTGCCCGTACTCGAGAGTATCGCTTGATGGTCTACCCCAGAGGCGCACAACCACTGACATGGATCACACGCGCTGAATCGCAGAAGCACGCGATCCGCTATGCCCAGAACCGCTGGCCAAATTCTGAAGTGGAGGTTGCGTGAACGACAACGCAGCCCGCGCTCGCCTCTATAGCCTGCTTGAAGGCAGCAACACGTTCAAGGCTGGCCAAGCATCTGAGCGTGATCGCCTGCGCCTACTGATCGACATCCGCGTCGACCAGCTCCGTGCCACGTGCGGCATTAAGAACCGCGACCAGCTTTGCGCTGAACTGTTGAATCTCCGTCAGTACCTCAACGAATGAAAGCGACCTTTCTCGACGATCAGCGCCACGAAATGATGGAAGCGCTCTATCGCGCCAGTGGCCGCACCTGTGGCACATACACCGGACTGTGGGAGGAGTTCGCCCGTGATCTGGCGGCCAACTTCCGCGATACCTACTACCCCGAGCTGTTTGCCAAGGTAGTGAAGGCGATGGATGCCACTGAGTCGGTGATGACCGAAAAGCAGGCACAGCAAGCCATCGAGGTGTGCCGGCAGCAGTTGCTGGGTGACAAGTGGCGGTGAGGACCGCTAACCGAGGCAGCTTCCGCGCTGGCCATGTGCCGGCCAGTGCTGTATTGCTGCCGCAGAACGCCATCGACATCCGCCGCCGTCGCGCTGAAGGCTGGAAAATCAAGGAGCTGGCGCAGACCTATGGCGTTAGCCAGACCCACATCATCGACATCATTTTCTACCGCAAATGGAAGAACGCAGAACAGCAAGCGACGCAGTGAATCACCCGCCCCACTATCAGGCCGGCATTGTCGAGGCCATCGACTTCATCGAGTCGGTAATCAGCGATGCGCCGCACATGGTCCCGGCATACCTCCAGGGGCAAGCGCTCAAGTACATGATCCGCATGTGGCTGAAGGGCGATGCCTTGGAGGATGCCCGCAAAGCGGAGTGGTATCTAAACCGACTGATCGCCAAGATGGAGTCATGCTCGAACATCTCCGCCTGACTTGGTTAGAGCGCATGGCGCTCAAGATCCTGTGCCGCAGTGAGCGCATCGGGCTGCTGGTGGTGAAGCGCCATGGTTCGCGCTTGGTGTTTGTCGTTCGTGATCAGACCGATCCGGTCGATATCACGCAGGCTGATGAACCGCTGACGATGCAACTCGAGCGGCTGTATCACCAGCCGAGTTACGGAGAGGATGAGTGATCAGGTTGCACGCCGGCCGATTGTTGCTGGTGTGCGACCGCACCGATCGGAGTTGGCACGCGCGTGTGGTGCTTGGTCCGAAGGCTGAGCACCAGGTCGAGGTGGATACTGGCACCGTCCATCTGCCAGATGCGCTGCTGCGTGCTGAGTCAGTCTTCCAGGCGGCTGTGGCGAGCATCAGGCCAGAAACCGCAAAGGTGATGTGCTGGGACTGCATCCAGTGGGAGATGAGCACGCAGCGTTGTGATCTGTTGCTGCCGGAGAGCAAGCGAAGTGGCGGGCGCTACGCCGCAAGCTGTGATTTCTTCCTGCGGGCATTACCGGCGGCAGACTGATAGAGGCCGTCCTGGTCGCCGTGTCCAAGCGTGAGTTCAACACGCCAATCCGTGAGCCGTGGAATGTGCTCATCCATCAATCGTTGCAGGCAATCGACAGGCACAACATGCTGTGGATGAACTCAGGCGATGGATGGCACCTCCAGCAGGCGCAGGTACTGCGTGACTATGTGGCCAACCTAAAAACCTGGATTCATCGTGAGGAGGCACGGCAATGTTCGGACCTGAAGTGATCAGCCGGGATGACCGCGAGGGCGGTTATATCGAGACGCTGCTGCCAGCGGAAAAGGGTGAGGTGTATTACCGAAGCTGCGTCGGTGGCGTGTGCCGGTATTCCAGTGACTGGTTTCAGGCGGAGATCTATCTCAATCAGATGCTGCGGCCATGAAGTACCCGCCGGTGGTTGTGTTTGGCTTGACGTGGTTAGGCGGCATTTTGCTGGTCACCATTTGGCTCACCGCGATCCGCTGAGCCGGCGGTGATCCACTGCACGATCGCCCACTCACCGAGTGCTGACCAGAACGGTTGGGCACGGTACCAGTCGACCCATGGTTTGTGGCCTTTCTGGCTGTTGCACATCAGGCAGCAACTGACCAGGTTCTCGCGCACGGTTAGGCCACCGTGGACCTTAGGGATGACGTGATCGAGGGTGGGGCTACGGCCGAGGGGATCGTTGCAGTAGGCGCACCTGTACCCCCAGCGAAGGTGGATCTGATCACGCGCCGATCTGCGGGTGACCAGCCGGGTTTCGTCAATGTGGTGCTGATCCACACAGGTCTACGGGGAGGGTGAACAGCTCGATGCCCAGCTCTAGGAGATCTTCCTCGTTG